CTCGCCAGGTTCTCTCTCTTGGGCTGAGATTTCGGGCCGGAACCGGGGATCCCGGACCGGAAACCCCGGTTAACCCGGAGTCGCCCGCCGTAAGCAATAATTTCATTAACCTCCAGCTAGCAGGGCCCGCCAGCCGATCGGGGAGACAGATGGGGCGACCGCCGAACGTGCGCCTGGCGGTGCTCCGCCGGATCGAAGCGGGGCGCAAGGCGGGCCGGCTCGGCGTCGAGCACGAGGCCGAAATTGCGATCGTGCTCCGGCTCGCCGGCGAGCTCGCCAGCCCGACGTGTCCCCCCACGGCGCTCGCCACGATCTCCCGGGAGCTGACGACGCACCTCCGCGTGCTCGGGCTGGCGCCGACGGCGACGGGCCCGGGCGAGCTGGAGACGCTCCTCCGGGAGCTCCGCGAGGGTTGATCGAGCCCGCCTACGGCCCGACCGGGCCGGTCGGTCGGACCGACGGCCCCCGCGCCGCTCGGATCATGCGGGCCCTGTTCCGTACCGAGCCGCTCGACTGGCAACGCTTCGCCCTCGATCACGGGCTCGCCCGCGACGGCGACCGCTACCGGTACCGGACCGTTGTCGTCACCGTGGCCCGCCAGAACGGCAAGAGCGTGATTCTCAAAGGCGTGACCGGCGACCGGATGGTGGGGCAGAACGAGGCGACGGTGGCGCTCATGTCCCAGGATCGAGCGGCCGCCAAGGAGGTGCTATTCGAACCGATCGCCGACGCGTTCGACGCCGAGATGTGGGCCCCCTTGCGTGTCCGTGTGCGCCGGTCGAACGGGTTCGAAAGGATCCTCCTCGGCGCCCTCGGCGCCCGGCTCGTGCTCCTCTCGCCGACCGAGAAAGGGGCCCACGGCTACTCGCTCGACCTGGCGATGGTGGACGAGGCGTGGAGCCTGTTCGACTTCCGAGTGCCCCAAGCGATCGCCCCGACGCAGATCGCCCGGCCGGATCCTCAGCTCTGGATCGTCTCGACGGCGGGGACCGAACAATCCGTGTGGCTTCGCTCGCTCGTCGACGTCGGGCGGGCCGGCCGGGACGGGTTGCTGTACATCGAGTACGCCGCGCCGGCGGGGCTCGACGTCGACGACCCGGCCGGGTGGCGGGCGGCGAATCCGTCACTGGAGCAGACGATCACGCTCGACGCCCTGGCCGACGCCCGGGCGAAGTTCCCGGAATCGGAATTCGAACGGGCCCACCTCAACCGGTGGACGATGGCGGCCGAGGCGGTGATCCCGGCCGGGCTGTGGGCCGGGTGCCTGGCGCCGGCGATCGAGCTCGGGGAGGAGGGGATCGTCTTCGCGTTCGACGTGGCGCACGACCGGGGGGCGGCGGCGATCGTCGGGGCGAGCAACGTCGGCGGCCGGGTGGCCGTCGAGCTCGTCGAGTACCGGGCCGGTACCGATTGGGTGCTCCCCCGGCTCCGCGAGCTCGTGGCCCGTTGGTCGGCGGCCGCCGTCGTGGCGAACAACGCCGGCCCGGCCCGGAACCTCGTCGAGATGGCCCCGGTCGCCGGCGTCAACGTCGACGCGTACAACGCCGGGCAGTACGTGGCGGCGTGCGGGACGTTCTTTGACCTCGTGTCCGAGGGGCGCTTGGCCCACCGGGGACAAGGCCCGCTCGATCTGGCGGTGGCGACGGCCGGCCGGCGGAACCTCTCGGGCTCGTGGGTGTTCGGCCGCTCCCCCAAGGGGGCCGATATCGCCCCGCTCGTCGCCGCCACCCTCGCCGCCCACCGGACGTCCCGGCCGCACCTCCTCCCGGTGATCGTCGTCGGGTAGCGGGGGGGCCGAGCTAGAAACTACAAGAATGTAGTTATCCACCAGGGAAGGGGGAATACCCTGGTCAACCCTGTGGACAACCGGTACCGTGGGGGCTCGTGTCGGCACGGCTCCCCGCGTATGCGCTGTACGGCGCCCGTCGGCCGGCCCCGGTCCCGACGCAGATCGTCCCGGCGAGCGGCCCGGCGAGCGGCGGGACCATCTTCGGCGTGATCGGCACTGACCTCGGCGGCTCGACCGGGGTCACGTTCGCCGGGAACCCGGCGACCGAGATCAATCCGCTCCCCGGGGGCGCGATGGTCCAGGGCTATACCCCGGTCGCCCCGCTCCTGGAGCCCGGGCTCGTGGAGGTGGTGCTCATCCACCCCACGGCGAGCGTGATCGTCCCGGGCGGCTACACCTACACCGCGGCCGAGGAGGCGCCCGAGCTCCCCGAGGAGGAGCTCCCCGAGGAGGAGCTCCCCGAGCTCCCCGAGGAGCCCGACGAGCCCGACGCCGAATCCGAGGGGGGCGAGGCGTGAGCATCTTCCGCCGCTCGATCAAGGCCGGCGACGAGGCCCGGGCCCGGGCGCTCGGGCTCGCCGACGTCTTCCCGGGCGCCGTCGCCCCGGGCGTCTCGACCGCGTATGACGACCGTTGGCCCGTGACCCGCGGCGAGGCGGAGTCGGTGCCGGCGGTGGCCGCCGCGCTCGGGATCCTCGCCGGCCGGGGCTCGACGCTGCCGCTTCGGCGTTGGGGCTCGGTCGGCGACCCGATCGAGCCCGGGACGTTCATCCGCCAGCCCGAGCCCGACGACAACCGGCCCCTGCAATGGACGCTCCTCCACACGATCCGGGACATGGCGCTCCTGGAATTCGCCTACTGGCGGGTGATCCTCCGCGACGCTCGCTCGTTCCCGCTCGCCGCCGTGTACATCCCCCACGAGGACGTGGCCCCGGTGACCACCTACGTGCCGGGCACCGGGAACGTGATCGTGGAGTGGCGGATCGGCGGCGAGACGTACGCGCTCCGCGACGTGATCCGGTTCGCCGGGCCCGTCGCCGGCGGATGGTGCGGGGCCGGCTCGCGGATCATCCGGACGGCGCTGGCGCTGGAGCGGGCGGCCCGGCGTTACGCGGAGGAGCCGCTCCCGCAGATCGTCCTAAAGAACATCTCGGGCGTCGACCTCCCCGAGCCGGCGGTCACGGCCCTGCTCGACGCGTGGCGCAAGGGGCGCCAGGAGCGAACCACCGCGTACCTGAATTCCGCCGTCGACGCCATGCCGCTCGGCTATGCGCCGAAGGACATGCAACTCGTGGAGGGGCGCCAGCAAGTCGTGATGGAAGTCTCCCGGCTCTCGGGGATCCCGTCGGGGCTCCTCGGGGCGGCGGCCGCCGGGACCTCGCTCACCTACCGCAACATCGAAGGGGAGCGAAACCAAGCGTACGAGGGGATGCTCCCGTACCTGACGGCGATCGAAACCCGGCTCTCACAGGGCGACTGCACGCCGCGGGGTCAGTCGGTCCGGTTCGACCTTTCGGCGCTGATCCGCCCGGACATGTCGACGGTGGTGGCGATGGTGCGCGAGCTCGTGCCGCTCGACGTGCTCTCGGCCGAGGAGGGGCGAGCCGTGCTCGGGCTCCCGCAGACCCGGCCCGACGCCGGCGCTCACGAGACGCCGGCCGAGCTCCCAACGCCCGGATCGGCGCCCGTCTCGTGACCGTGCTCCGGCTCCGCGTGGAGGCCTCGGCCCCGGTCGCCGTCGATCGCTCGGCGCGCACCGTCCGGGGGCTCGCCGTCCCGTGGGCGACGCCGGCGCTCGTCCAGGGCGTCGGGCTCCCCGTGATGTTCCTCCGGGGCTCTCTGGAGGTGGACGAGCGGGCCCGGCTCCTCCGGGCCCACGATCCGGATCTCGTGGTGGGCCGGCCCGTGTGGTGGGGCGATCACGACACCGGGCTCCGGGCCGGGTTCAAGATTTCCCGCACGCCGGCCGGAAACGACGTGCTCGACGACGCGGAGGATCGGATCCGAGATGGGCTCTCGATCGGCGCCGACCTGTTCGACGTCGACGAAGCGGCCGGGCTCCTCGTCGTGCGCGGGGCCGTGGTCCGGGAGGTGTCCCTCGTAGGTATGCCAGCTTTCGCATCGGCGCGGCTGGAGTGAAAAGAGAGAGAGGCGAGAGCATGGCGCAGAGACGGCGACCGCGAAGGGTGATGGCCGAGCCGGGCACGTTCCGGCCCCCGCAGATCACGACCGACCCGCCCGACGTCGGGGCCCCGGCGGCGCTCCCGCTCGGTCCCCCGGTCGCCCCTCCGCCGGCGCCGATCGCCGGAGCGCCAGGAGCACCTCCCCCGGTGGCCCCTGTCGCCCCCGCGGCGCCGGCCGCTCCCCTCGGGGCGCCCGCCGCCCCGGGGGCCCCTGGAGCCCCTCCGGGGCCGGCAGGTGATCCGCCGCCGGCTCCGGCGGGGCCCGTCACGGCGGCCGCCCCGGATCCCGCCGCGGCGGCGAACGTTCACCTCGCCGACGTGCTCGCCGCGCTCGGCGTGCGATCGAGTGCGATCCGGCTCGGGCGAGAGGCGTCGCCGTACGACCCGACGACCGAGGAGGGACGGGGGCGCTCGTTCTTCGCCGACGTGCGGGCGGCCGCGCAGGGCGACCAGGACGCCCGGGCCCGGACGTTGCAATTCCAAGCGCAGCTCGGCGAGTACATCTCCGCGGCGATGGACACGGCCGACACCTCGGACGCCATCCCGCCGCAGTGGGGCGGCCGGTGGTACGTGGAGCAGATCGAGCAAATGCGCCCGATGGTGAGCTCGTTCGATTCGACCGTGATTACCGACCCGCGCACGATCCCGATCCCGCGCTTCGCCGGGACCACGCCGGCGCAGATCGTGACCGAGCACACGGAGGGGGATCCGCCGAACCTCGGCGTCGTCAACGTCGAACAGATCGAGATGAAACCCAAGGGCTACTCGGGGGAGACGGAGATCACCCGCGAGCTCCTCGACAGCTCGCCGGCGCTCGTCGATCGGATGGTCTCCGAGGCGCTCCAGGAGTCCTACGCACAGCAAACCGAAGCGGCGTTTGTGGCCCTCGTCAACGCCGGGGCGACGCCCGGGCCCGCCGGCGGGGCGACGGCGCTCACCCTGGAGCTGGCCATCCGCACGGCGCTCGCCGCGTTTCCGACGACCCGGTTCCGCACCGGGGGCCGGGTGCTCCCCTCGGCGTCGCACTATTCGGCGCTCTCGACGGCGAATGCTCCCGACGGCCGGCCGCTCATGCCGTACGTGGGGTACGGGCCGACCAATGCCGCCGGCGTCTCGGCCGCGGCGTTCGCCCGGATGGAGATCGCCGGCGTCGAGACGGTGGCGAGCTGGGCGAACCCGGGGAACCGGACATTGCTCAGGGCGGCGAGCTCGGACGCCATGTCGTTCGAATCGTCACTCCTCGATTTCCGGTTCTACGAAAAGAGCGGGCCCCATCTGATCTCGTTCGCCGTGTGGGGCTACTTCGGCGGCGTGGTGCGCCAGCCCCGGGGTGTCGTCGGGATCACCTCGACGGCGGCCGCCGAGCTCACGGCCGAGGAGACGGCGAACGGCGGCGACAGCGGCTCGCACCGTCGCAAGGCTGAGTGACCACCGGGCCGGTATCGGTCGCCGAGGTGCGCGCTCGACTCGGGGGCGCACCTCGGTCAACCGAGGAGGAGCTGCAAGCGGCGCTCGACGTGGCGGTGGCCCACGTGGTGCCGCTCCTCCGCGAGCCGTACCGGGATCCCGTCGAGTGGCCCGACGATCTCCACGACGGGATCCTGGCGGCCGCCGTGCTCACCTACCGCAACGCCGAGAGCCCGACGGCGCCGCCCGAGGAGGACCTCGGGCGCTCGCGCAAGGCGCCGGCTGTCCCGCCGTTTGCGTGGGACGACCGGATCCGCCAGCGGTGGGCGCCGTACATGGCGGGCGGAGTGTGGGTGGGCTGAGGTGTGCCGTACCTCACCGATCAGCGGGCCGAGCTCGGGGCGCTCCTCGCCGGGACCACCCTCACCCTCGCCGACGCCCTGGAGTCGGTAAAGGCGTTTCCCGCGCTCGTCGTGACGCCGGGGCCCGTGTGGCTCGACGGGCAGGTGATCCCGTCGGGCGCCGGGCGGGCGTTCGCCCTGTCGCTCACGGTGACGCTGCTCGTCGGGGCGGCCGAGGCGGACGCCGGGCTCCGGGCGCTGGAGGAAGCGGCCGAGGAGGTGCTGGAGCGGCTCCCGGTCACGTGGCGTTTCGATCGGGCGGAGACGCCGTACCGGGCCCGGGCCGGCGAGCTCTCGGCCCTGGCGTGTGACCTCGTGTTCAGTCTCACGGCGTCGATCACTTAGGAGCATCGATCACTTAGGAGAGGAGATCCAACAATGGCAATGGCGAACACGGTGGCGCTGCTCCCGGCGCAATTCACGATGACGGTGGGCACCCTGGAGGTGACCAAACAGCTGTCGCAAGCGACGCTCGCGTTCGACGTGAGCTCGACGACGGTCCGCACGCTCACCGAGGAGACGGAGCTCTCCACCGGTGAAAAGTGCACGCTCACCCTGGCCGGGTATCAAGACTGGACCGAGGGGGAGGCCGACTCGCTGTGCTGGGCGCTGTGGAACACCTCGCTCCAGCTCGCCGATTTCGAGCTGGAGGGGACGAATCAGGACGGCGACACGGTGACGGCGAGCGGGAAGTTTCAATCCCGACGACCGGCGTTCGGACCGACGGCCGACGACGCGGCCCGGTTCTCGATCGACATTCCGGTGATCGGGATCCCCGACCTGGAATTCACCGCGGCGACGGCCGGCCCCTAGTGGCCGAGGGGCAGTCGATCGAGATCCGCGGCGGGCCCGAGCTCCACCGGGCCCTCCGGGATCTCCAGCACGATCTCGGCGACATGACGCCCGTACACAAGGAAGCGGCCGAGGTGATCCGCCAGACCACCTACGCCGAGTGCCCGAAGGACAGCGGGCGCCTGGCGGCGAGCCTCAAAGGCTCGGGGGACAAGAACGGCGCCCGGGTGGAGTCGCACCTCGTCTACGCGCTCCCGATCGAAAACGGCTGGCGCCGGCGCAACATCGCCCCGGCCCGCTTCGCCGAGCGGGGGATGACCCGGGCCGAGCCCCGCGTGGTCAAGGTCTATGAGTCCGGGCTCCAGAAGATGACGAAAAAGGCGGAGGGATGACGATCAACGTTGCGGAGCTCTCGGGAATCACGATTCGTGATCTGGCCGAGCTGGAGGGGGTGATCGGGCGCCCGATCGGGGCCCTGTTCGCCGCGCTCGGGGACGGCGATATGTCGGGGCTCGACGCCCGGACGCTCGCCGGGTTGATCTGGCTCCGGATGCGCCGGGACGATCCCGAGCTGACGTACGAGGGGGTGCTGGATATCGACCTCGGCTCGCTCTCGGCGGAGGAGCCGACCGGCGAGGAGGTGCTGCAAGAGGCGCTCGACGTCGCGATGGCGCCGAACGGGAACCGGGCCGAGCGCCGGGGGCAGGCCCGGGCCGCCCGCTCCCCAAAAGCTTCACCGGGCCCGATTCCGTAGTGGGGATCTATGTCCGGCTCGCTCGGGTGTGGGGATGCTCGCCCGTGGAGCTCCGCGGCGTGACGCTCGACGAGCTCGTGGCGATGGGTGAGGTGCTCGCCGAGGAGGCGAGGCGCCGCTAATGGCCGGAGCCGCCACCCTCACGATCGCCGTCGTGGCCGACGTCGCGAAAGCGGTGGCGGGGATCGACTCGGTGGACAAGCAAACGCAGACGTTTGCCGACGGGCTGAAACGCGGGGCGATGGCCGTCGGGGCGTTCCTGGCCCTGGACAAGATTCAGGGCTGGGCGAATGAGTGGATCGGCGCCGCCCGGGATGCGTCGAAAGCGGCGAAGCAAGTCGGCATCGTGTTTGAGGAAGCGGCCGGCGACGTCACCTCGTGGGCGAAGACGTCGGCGAACGCGCTCGGGCTCACCTCGGCCGAGGCGAACCGGCTCACCGTCGGGATCGGTAACCAGCTCCGCGGGTACGGGCTCGACGCCAAGGGGGCGGCCGAGGCGACGACCGAGCTCACCGAGCGGGCGGCGAACGTGGCGTGGGTGCTCGGGAAGGACGTCTCCCAGGTGCTCGATACCGTCGGCTCCGCCCTCCGGGGCCGAACGGCCGGGATCAAAGAGCTCGGCGTGAACATGTCGACGGCCGACATTCAAGCCCGGCTCATGGCGAAGGGGCTCGGCGAGCTCACGGGCGAGGAGGCGTCGGCCGCACAGGCAACCGAGATCCTGAATTTGTTCCTGGAGAAGACCGAGCACATGGCCGGGGCGATCAAGCCCGGGGGGCTGAAAGAGCTCACGGCGACGTCCGAGGAGCTGAAGATCGTGCTCGGCGAGGCGCTCCTCCCGATCGTGAACGCCCTCATTCCGCCCCTGCTCGCCGTGGCCCAATGGGCGAAGGACAACCCGACGATTTTCAAGGCCGTCACGTTCACGGTGCTCGGGCTGGCGACGGCGTTCGGGCTCGCCAGCCTGGCGTCCGGGGCGCTCATGCTCTCGGCGATGCCGCTCCTGCTCCCGTTCCTGGCGATCGCCGCGGCGATGGTGGCGCTCGTGGCGATCGTCGTCGTCGTGATCCGCAATTGGGAGACGCTCGTCGGGTGGTTCCGTACGGCGTGGGAGTGGATCAACCGCGTCGTCGACGCCATCGGATATTTCGGGATCCTGCTCGGGCCGATCGGCGTTGCCATCGTGCTCGTCAAGAATTTCGGCGACGTGTGGAAGGGGGTCGAAGCGGCGATCCGAGCCGTGATCGCCGCCGTCGATTGGGTGATCTCCAAGGTGAGCTCGCTCGGCGGGATCCTCTCGCGGATCCCCGGGATCGGCGGCCGGGCGATCGGCTACGGCGGGGCCGAGGGGCCCGGGCTCTACGGGGCGCCCGAGATCCCCGGATTCGGGGCGATCGGCGGCGGGATCGAGATCAACGTCAATGTCGCCGGGAACGTCGGCGATCCCGTCGTGCTCGGGCGCCGGATCACCGAGGCCCTCAGCGCCTACGTGGAGGCGTCCGGACGCCGGGAGCTCGCCCGGGTGGTGCTCGGCGCGTGATCGCTCCGCCCACGATCGCTCAGGAGCCCCGCAAACGAGGCGCCCGGTACCAGGGGGCCGGGGATCGACCAGGGGAAAGGCGATGACGGTCCCGGCGGTACCGATGGCGCCGGCGTGGGCAGACTTCGCCACGTTTCGGCTGGAGCTCGGCGTGAACGTCGACTGGTCCGGCGCCGGGGCGACGTGGGGCGTGTCGAAGTGGGGCGAGGGGCGATGGGCCGGGCTGTACGAGCCCGACGAATGGCGCAACGTGACCCGGCTCGTTCAATCGTTCGACTACGACACCGGGCGCCAGGGGCTACTCGATCCCGGCGACGTCGGCACGGCGACGGTGACGCTCTTTGATCCGGCGGGGGATCTCGGGCTCGCTGCCGGGCGCTCGGTGGGTGCGCTCCTCCGGGCGTGGGCCGAGACGAGCTCGGGGGAGCGGCTCCTGTTCTTCGGCAAGGTGGTCGAATCCACCTACGTCGCCGACCTGGCGGCGCCGGCGATCACGGCCCGGGCCGTCGATCCCCTCGGGATCGCCCTCGACGGCGACGTGCTCTACGCGCTCCCGCCCGACACGGCGAGCACGCGGCTCGGGCGGCTCCTCGACGACATGCTCTGGCCCCAATACTGGCGGGACATTCAAGACGACGGGCTCCCGATTGTGGGCGTGCTCCAGCCCGGGCGCCGGCTCGACGAGGCTCGCCGGGGCGTCGAATCGGCCGGGGGCACCATGTGGGCCGAGGGGACCACGATCCGCTACCGCGACCGTCACGTGGCGCTCACGCCCGACGTCCCGGTGGCGTTCTACCTCACGACCGACCAGCCGAGCGCGGGGGCGTCCCCCTCACAGCTCGGCTACGCGGAGTCGATCACCGACGTCAACAACGGCATCCTCCTGGAGTCCGACTCGGGCCGGTTCCGGGCCGAGGCGGTGAACGCGAGCTCGGTCGCCCACTACGGCCCCCGGTACTACCGCCGGGCCGATCTCCTGACGGCGACGCAAGGGGATCTCGACCAGCTCGCCGCCCGGCTCCTCCGGCTCCACGCGTGGCCGGGCGAGCGGCTCGATCCGCTCCAGGTGATCGTGCACGACGACCGATCGGCGGCCGCCGTGCTCGTCACGCTCGGCGATCTCGTCGACGTCCACTACACGGGCTCGGCCCCCGCCCACCATCGCCAGATCGTCGGTGGCGTGGCGCACCACGTGACGCCCGACGAGTGGGCCGTGGTGCTCCGGACGTTCGATGCCGATCCCTCGCAGTACGAGCCCGAGCCGACGTCGCTTCATTGGGCCCAACCGCCGACCGACTGGCCCCCGGGCGCCGGGTTCGCCCCCTCGATGCGGGTATGGGTGCTCGACCAGCGGGGCTACCTCGTGGCGGATCCCGTGTTCCGCGTGCTGATCTCGGTCGCCGAGGGGGGCGGATTCCTGGTCGGCGACTACGACGTGAACACGGTGGGCGGGGTGGCGCTGTTCCCGACGGTGGCCCTCATCGGGGCCCCGGTGGGCCCCGGGCACGTGATCCGGGCGATCGCCCTCTCGCCGGCGCTCCCGGATCTGGCGCTCATCGCCGAGTCGCCGCCGTTCACCGTGCTCGGGCTGTAGGGAGGGGGAGCTCGTGCCGAACCCGAACCGACCGAACGACGGCGAGACGATCGCCGGCGAGTGGGGACAGCTCACCGCTGATCGAGTGATCCGCCGGTACCGCTCCCGGGCCGATCGAGACGTGGACATGGCCGGCGTCGGCGACGTCACGGGCCAGCTCGTCGTGATCGCCCCGGTAGGGGCCGTCCCGTGGTTCGAACAGCACGACGGGAGCGGGTGGCGCCGGGTGCAAGGGGGGCCGATCATCGGCGGGGCCCTCCAGTCGCCCCGCGGGTTGCACGTCATCCCACCCTCGGACGGGAGCACGTGGGGTCAACAGGTGGCGTGGCTCTCCGGCGGTATGGAGGCGTTCGGATCCGACTCGTGGGATTTCGTCGGCGATCGCCGGCTCCTCGTGTGCCCGCTCCCGGGGTTCTACCGGATCGGCGGATTCTTGAAGGGGTTCAATCACGACATGGTGGCGAACTGGTGGTACGCCCAGGTGGCCCGGATCTTTCCCACGATGGATGCCGCGTTCTTGAACAATCCGGCCAACCGGCTCTCGGTGATCGACGGCGGAAACCCGAACATGGCGTGGATCTGGCTCGTGTCCGATTTCGGCGTGCTCGTGCGGTGCAACGCCGGCGACGGGCTGACGCTCGTGTCTCGGCTCGACGTCCCCGGCACCGGTCACGATGATGCGCTCTTCACCGTGACGTACGAAGGGGATTTCCTGCCCGGCCAGGAGCCGGCGCCCGTCCCTCGGCCGCCCGGGGCCGGGACCGAGGTGGAGGCGGAGGAGGGGGAGGAGGAGCGATTCCACGGCCGATGTGAGTACCGGCCCGAGATCGGGGACATGGGGGGCCCGCTCGACCGCCCGGGGCAGCATGATTGATCCCCCGGTACGGCCGGCCCGGGGCGAGGTGCTCGATCCGGCGACGTTCGGGCGCCCGGCGGCCGACACGGTGATTCGCCGGTACTCCACGGCCGCCGAGCGTGACGCCGACGTGGCCGGGATCCCCCTCGACGAGCTCGCCGGGCAGGTGACCACGTTGACCGCCGGCGTCGCCCCGCGCTCGGACATGCACGACGGGAGCGCCTGGCGCCCGACCCGAGTCGGCTCGAAAGCGTGGGCCCTGTTCCGGGCGCGGGTCTATCCGCAGTCGGAATTCGCCGATCCGAATCGGTACGTCGAGCTCGCTCCGGAGCCGAACGCGGTCGCCGTCGGCAACATCGGCATTCGACCGAGCCCGACGGGGGGGCCGTACCTCATGGGCCCCGAGATCCGGATCACCGGGCGCTACCTGATCGAGATGACGGGCACCATGTGGCGCCACGAATTTTCGACCGGGCTCTACGGGGCGTGGATCCAAGCGATCGCCGGGCACGATCCCTTTTACGATCCGTTCGCCTCGCGGGTGGTGGGCGAGGGGGGCACGGGAACGCCCGACTGGTTCCGGATCGATCCGCAAGCGTACACATGGTCCTACCGCTCCCACCTCGCCACGGTGGCCGAGCTCGCCGCCGGCGAGGCGGTGGGAATGCGCTACGTGTGCCAGCCCGACCCCTCGGCCCCTCTCGGGGGCTACGTGCGGCCGGCCGGCGAAGGGATCGTGATTCCCGGGGTCGGTCTCGGGATCTTTTCGATCGCCCTCCTGGCCCCAATTTGAGGGGGCTGTGGAAATGCACGGAAGTTGTCCCCAGATGGGCCCGGGTTATCCCCAGTGATGGGGATCTCCCGGTTCGATTGGCTGGCGTCGCTCGACGCGGTGGTGGCGTTCGGGCTCGGCGTCATCGGCACGATGTTGTGGGTCCTGTGGGGCGAGGTGTTCGGGACCCGGCCCGAGCGGCGAGCGCGCCGGGAGAGGCTCCAGGAGCGCCGGAGAGCCGCCGAGCGGGCGGCCCGGGGCGAGGGTGCCAGCGGGGGGCCCGGGGGCCCGGAGGGGCGCACAGGGGGGCCGTAGGATTGAGCTCGACGGGGCCGGCGCTGGCGCGTTTCGTCACGTATCCCGGGGGACCTCCTGGCCCCTCCCGGGGCTGGCGCCGGCCCCGCTCTCGTGCCGGAGCGTGCCGGAACGTGCCGGAACTATTCGGGACAGGGCCGGAATCGCTCGGAACCCGTCGGAACCCGAAGGGCCCTGACCTCCCGAAATGTCGGAACGGTTCCGGCCCGGTCCCGCCCATTCCGGGATGTATTGGCTTTCACACGGCTGAGGCCATCGGTTCGAATCCGGTAGCGCCCACCGCTTTCGCCCTGGTCAGAGGCTCCGGACCGTGCCGGAACGTACCGGACAAAACGGGACCGTGCCGGAACGTGCCGGAACCTTTTGCTAGGATGGGCCCTGACGAAACGCAGGGAGGCCAGGGAAGATGGCAAAGCGCAGCACGTTCGGATCGGTTCGCAAGCTCCCCTCGGGGCGCTACCAGGCCCGCTACGAGCTCCCGGGACGGGACACGATCAAGGCGCCGTCGACGTTCGACGACCGGGCGGCCGCCGAGCTGTGGCTGTCGAAGCAGAACGTGGACCGGGCCGAGGGGACGTGGGTTGACCGGCGCGAGGGGCTCGCCAGCTTCGGCGACTACGCCCAGGAGTGGGCCGACGCCCGGACCGGCCGCCCCTCGGCGGTGGTGCGGGACCAGGGCTACGTCAGGCGGTATCTCCGCTCGGGGCGCCTGGCCGAGCTCCGGCTGGGGCAGATCGACGGCCCGGCGATCCGGGGATGGGTGGCCGACCTCACCCGGCGCGGGCTGGCGCCGGCGACGATCGAGAAGGCCGGGCAGATCCTCTCGGCGATCCTGGCCCAAGCGGTGAGCGACCGGAAGCTCTCGACGAATCACGCCCTCGCCGTCCGCTGGCCGCGGCCCGAGCCGATCGAGTACCGGCTCCTCACGCCGGCCGAGATCGACCGGCTCGTGGCGAAGATGGACCACCGGTACCGGCTCCTGGTCAAGCTCGGGTGCTACGGCGGGATGCGGATCGGCGAGCTCATCGGGCTCCGGGCCGGGGATGTCGACGTGCTCCGGCGAGAGGTGCGGATCGTGCGCACCGTGACCGAGGTGGGCGGGTACCTCCACGAGGGGCCCCCGAAGACCCGGGCCGGCCGGCGCTCGGTGCCGATCCCGTCGTGGCTGGCCGAGGAGCTCGGGGCGCACCTCGTCGGCATGCTCCCCGACGATCTCGTGTGGGAGGCGCCGCGGGGCGATGGGCCGATCCGGCTCGCCTCCTGGCGGGCCCGCTATTGGGCCCCCGCGACGGCGGCCGCCGAGCTCGGGGACCTCCGGCCCCGGATCCATGACATGCGCCACACGGCGTGTTCGCTCTGGATCGCCACCGGGGCGAATGCTCGCCAGGTGGCGACGTGGGCCGGGCACAGCTCGGTCGTGACCGTGTTCGACCGGTACGGGCACCTATTCCCGAGCGACGCCGAAGCGGCGATGGAGCGGCTCACCGCGTACCGCGCCGCGTCGATCGCCGAGGCGCCCGCCGGCGAGCTCGTCGAGCTCCGCCCGAGCTGAGGTTTTCCACAATTCACAGCCGCTATTACTAAGCCCTCGCGTGACTTACATCGGTTGTGTTAGTAGGGCTGTGGATATGTGGATAACCCTGGAATCATTCGGAATCGTTCGGAATCTCAATCCGGAATCATTCGGAATCGTTCGTAATGGATCGTAATTTAATCGGACGCCGGACAGGGCGTGTCCACGTCCCGTCACGTCCGAAGGATTCCGAAAGGTTGCAATTGTCTACGAAATTCTTAGGATGGGTCCTAGTGTCGGGTGCGCAGGGCAGCGGGAACCCGTGCCACGAGGGTGCCGAGTGCGGAGGATCGGGACGGCTCGCCGAGGGGGGCGAGGCGCTCTCGCTTAGGCAGGGGGAACGACATGACCACCGAGACGACGATCCGTGACGAGAGCGCGGCCGAGGATCCCTCGCCGATCCTCTCGATCCGGGACGCTGCTCACGTGCTCGGGATGGGGACGGCGACCGCGTACGACCACGTTCGAAAGGGAACGTTTCCCGTCGAGCCCGTGCTCATCGGCGGCCGCCACAAGATCCTCCGGAGCGACCTGGACCGGTTCCTAGCTGGGAAGTCTCGCAAAAAGAAGAGCGCCTAACCGGTCCCGGCGATGGCCCGGGCGTGGAAAGGCAAAGGCCCGTGGTACGGGTGGGTGCGGGCCCAGGTGAGGGTGCGCGACGGGCCCGGGTGCGCGAGGTGTGGCACGACGTTCGCCCTCCAGCTCGATCACATCACGCCCGTGACCGAGGGGGGCCCCGAGTGGGATCCGGCGAACCTCCAGCTCTTGTGTTGGCTGTGCCACCGCCAGAAAACGCGGGACGAGGCGCTGGCCCGGGCGGCCCGTCGACGGCGGCCCGGGCCCCCGAGATCGAGTGAGCTCCGGCCCTCCCGGCGATGGTGAGGGTGCGGAGACGAGATGGAGAGGAGATGGAGGGATGGCCCAATTTGCGAGCTGTAGGTGGCGGCCGATTTCGAACAACATCGGCGGGAAGATGGGGGACAACCGCGGACTCCTAATGCACCAACAGGTCGGCTACGGGTCCCTTTTCGGGTTCTTCAACAACCCGGCGAGCAAGGTGTCGGCACACTTCTGGATCGGCCGGGACGGGACGGCCGAACAGTACGTGGACACCGCGGTTGTGGCGTGGCACGCCAAGCAAGCGAACGGGGCGTGGTGCGGCGTGGAATTCGAAGGGTACCCAACCGAGGCGCTCACGCCGGGGCAGATCGACGCCGGCGGGGCGCTCTACGCCGAGGGGGCCCGGGTGCACCGCTGGCCCCTCCAGCTCGCCGAGCGCGAGGCGGATCGCGGGTTCGGTTACCACCGGATGGCCGTCGCCACGGCGTGCCCATCGGATCTCCGGCTGGCGGCCCGGCCCGCGATCCTGGCGATCGCCGCCGGAGGTGTTCCCGTGGCGCCGGCGCCGCCGGCCGGGAGCTCGCCGGCGCCAGCTCCGCCGGCGGCCGCCGGCCCGGGCCCGGCCTGGCCTGGCCGGGTGCTGCTCGTGATGACGCCGTACATGTCCGGCGGCGACGTCCAGACGTGGCAAGGCCAGATGCGGGCCCGGGGATGGGGGCTCGCCGCCGATGGCGCCTACGGGCCGGCGTCGGCGTCGGCGTGTCGGGCGTTCCAAACGGAGAAGGGGCTCCAGGTGGACGGGATGGTGGGCCCGGTCACGTGGGGCGCTACGTGGTCGGCGCCGGTCACGTGAAACCGTCCGACCACCTACGGGCGGGCGAGTGCCCGTTTTGCCACGGGCGAGGGTGGGCGATTAGCGCCATAACCGGCGAGCGCCTCGCCTGTCCCCTGTGCGGGCTATCGGGTCACTGGCCGCCGCCCGACGACCCCGGCGAGGGGCCGGGCGAGCTCACCGACGAACAGCTCCAGCTATTCGGCGGCGCGGGGCCGGGCGAATGACCGCCGCGGCGGATCCTGTGTTCCGCGTCGAGCCGTGCGGCTGTCATGTCGACGTCCGGACGGATCTCGTCACCGCGTTTTGCT